TGCTAATACGAGGTCAGATGAGTTTACAGCCTAGGCATACGCACCGGCAAACCAAGAACCCGGCGCTGCATGTCCTGAGGCCTCACCACCAAGTCGGCATACCCTATCTCACGGATGTATCGCTGTATTGAGGAGAGCTGCTGTGGGACAAAGGCATATAACCATTGAAAGGATGCCAATGTCTCCTTCAGAACTGATGGCTCTATATGATGTATGGCGAAGTCATACTTCAACCCATACACTGGCAAATAGGCTTCAGGACTGAAATTAAAACCACAGAAGTCTCGCTCATTTGAGAGCTCTTTGAGTATACATCCGGTTTTTCTTATGCGGTCCCAATATTGAGGTGAGGCTTGAGGTTGTATTGTGTCATCACCCATTACGAGTGGCCACGCAAACTCATCTCCGTCATCGGCGTAGGCATGTAGAATCAATTGGGATACAGAGTTGAACAAAATCGTCATGAACCATCCAGACGGCATAATGCCCGGGAGTTCCTGTCTGTACCGTCGGCCATTGATGTCAAACACCTTATCGTAGCAAATCGCCCTGAGATGATGTCGCATGATGGTCTTAAACCGATCATCACGGCTATCAAACAGAGCCAAGCAAATATTGTAAAAAACATCAAAAAGCCACGGCTGAACAGTCCAATCCCATGCACTTTTGTCTGCAGCCTCGACAGGATCAGGCCCAATATGCGCATTCATAAAGGTCAATGAACCAGGGGCGGTAAGGCCCCATCCAATGGCCATACGAAACTGCATAGGACGAGCCAAGACATAATCAAAGAAGGGTTCGAAAAGCATTCTAGCCACAATTTGATCTGTCAAGCCCACCGAGGATATCAGACGCCACCTTTCCTCATCTGCCTTCTTCTGCTTGTGATATTCCTGCTTAATGAACAATGAGATAGGGTCCAAAGCTGAACCAACTTCGAGTTCTACCAAACGCTGTTTAACAGCAAGGCGCAACTCTTCAAGTCTGTTCTTGTTGTACCCAAACCCAGGAACATAGTCAAAAATCTCACCATTAGTAGATCCGGCAGAATGCCAGGGAATCCCTGGCGATGAGTCGGGGTCCATTCTCATGGTTTCTCTGTTTTGCTGATTGATCCAGTCCGTAAACGTTTCCAAGTCGTCTAACATAAAGTCAAACCTCTTGAATCCAGGCAAATTTAAGTATCTTCGAATCTCCCGAAAAAGTGTGAGAACTCTTCCAGTAATTCTGGAGCAATCTCCTGCAGCTGGCGGTTCAGCTGTTCTTGCTGCTCTTTGTTGATACTCAAGATGCTTTCGAAGGCTGGCTTCAAGAGCTTCGGTATCTCGAGCTTTTGGGGGTTTGACGAATCCTCCACAGTCTTTGAAGTCTTCAAAGATGTATCCTGGGATGTCTTTTTCTTCTTCTTCCCCTGGGAGCTGTTTGAGCGGGTGGTCCGCGTACTCTCCGATTGGCTTGTGGATGTTGATGGCTTCGATACCTCCGGTTGTTGAGGGCCGCCCGTTGCGGCCCTCACCGAGTTTAAAGAATCCTCCGGTGTATTGAAGGGATCATCAGCAATCTTTACGCCATATTTTCCCAAGTACTGGATCATGTCACCACTCAAATTTTCTTGCCCGGCCGTGGGGCGCAGACGCTTTGGAATGTTAACCAGAGTCGTCAAAGCTGATGCGTGTACAGTGTCAGCACGGCCAAGCATCTGGAGGATCTCTGGTGAGGGCGGAGGTTTCTCTTTAGTCTTTGTGCGACGGCGCTCCACGCGCTTGTGTAGAGAAACGTCGATCTCCGACCCTTGAGAGATCTGATTCCAAAGTTTGGTTATGTCCTGATTACTGTCCTTGACATCAGCCAGGAAATTCTGCAAGGCATGAGTGTCAACAGACAACTGCAAAATAGCCTTCCAGTGATCCTCTGACTCATCTGCTTCCCAGGCTCTCCGAGCTCGAAGTTGTGCTTCCGCTAGAGCTCTTATGACAACCGAAACCTGTCGGACGACTTCTTCGTTTTCTTCCACGGCTCTACGTGCCTCGTCGAGTGACGGTAGGGCCACAGGAGCTGATGGACGAGGCAAGGGCTTAATTGTTGGTGATCCCTTGCCAGCTTCCTGCTGAGACTGACTAGACTTCTTTGAATCTGAAAGATTTTTCTGGTTCTTTTGCCTCTCAAGGTGAGCCCAGGGATCAAACCTTTCACGATCCATATAATCGTGGAAGTCATTACGTTCCTCCTGGTACTCATCTTCATCTGTTGGCCTGTCGCTCTTAAAGATGCCCAGTTTCCTGCAAGCGGCCTTGGAGAGGCGATTGACGGCTTCATCCTCAGTCAATGTCTCGACTGTACCATCTTCCGTCTCCACCTCATAGAGCCACTCACCAAGACCCCAGGGAACCTTTCTTATCTTAGCCTTCCCAGACAAAATCTTTTCATCCAGCCAGCCCCATGTGCCCCCAGTCCTACGTTTCTTCTTATTCTTGCCCTTCTTCTTCTCCAAGCCGGAACATTCATTGCACACACCATAATCCTTGGACTTCGGATTCACTGTAACAAAATCCTCCATCAACCCCTCTCGGATGCGGAGCATGGTCAACTTTGAATCACATGAGGCACAGTTCTTGTTAAGAGGCTTGTACCTTAACACGTGATCCATTATTGGAACCAAGTTGTATCCTCCGTTTACCATCTTGGAAGTGTCTCCCAAGAAGCATGTGTGCATGCCAATGAAACGACCTGTAACATCATACAGGCCGGCACCTGACCAGCCTGCCTTTGTGTTTCCAGTGAAGGCATAATTGGAATACCTTGTAGAACCAGGGGTCACAGACCCAACGGTTTTTGCTATAACCTCCCGCTGTACACAGTGCAGCGAGGCAGTCCCTGTCGTCTGAGGAAAAAGCCCCAGATCAGCAGGTCGGACCCCTAGACGGGAAGCTCCATGTCTAACTCTCAATATTGCTATATCATGGAGACCGTTAGGGTCAGGTTGAAGAACTGATTGAACTCTGAGAGCAACCCCCGCTCTCCAGATCACTAGGTTGGATAGATCCAAATCAGTGACCACGTGAGTTGCCGTTATAAACTCATCGGCAATGCCATCCTCTCTACGGCTCTCTACTGCGACACAGGTGGCTTGCCCGTTAGACTCGAAATCCCCATCCACATAGACTCCAACCGCTACCGATGAGCGGCTCTTGTCTGAAGAGACGGTGATTTGTGCAGGGACAGACAAGTCAACTGATGATGAATAGTAGGCAGCAACCTCCAGTCCACCTACGAGAATTCTCAGAGACACATAAGCAGTTTTCACAGTCCATACAATCCCAGCCATTAAGAAGAAAAATCTAAAACCAAAGAAAGCTCCCTCAGTGCCCTGCGGAAGGTACAAGAGGGCTTCTTCAAAATACACATTTGTCAATGCGTATGGTTGTAGAATCCACAACAATGCTATCGCTGCCAATCTGAGGAGCGCTACACTGGAGGGCCAAAATAACAGCTTGAGATTATAGAACAATGAAGGCATTCTGTGCGGTCCGAAGATTTTCGGCCTGTATTCAAGCAAGAGGAAAACTATCAATCCAATGATATAGCCGACGGCTAAATCAGTGTTCAAAAAGTAGGTCAAATTTTGGTAGAAGTGTGTCATTATCACTACCATTTCGCTTAGCAAAAACGTAACACTAAC